AGCAGCCACCCAGTTCCAAGCGCAGGCGTTTAACGAGCTTCTACCGTCATCGGGTCCTGTCCGCACTGTTGTGTTGGGCAAGGAAACTCGGGCCAAGGCGGCACAGGGTCAGCGCGTTCGTCAGTTTATGAATTACTACATCACTAATGTGATGGAAGATTACACGCCTGATATGGATCAAATGTTGTTCTATTTACCGCTGGCGGGGTCTACTTTTAAGAAAACTTACTTTGATGAGACGTTAGATCGTGCGGTTTCCAAGTTTGTGCCTGCGGAGAACTTGGTTGTTCCGTATGAGACCACGGACCTCGACACTTGCCCTAACGTTACTCAGGTTGTCCGCATGTCTTTGAACGATTTGCGCAAGCGTCAAGTGATGGGCATGTATTTGGACGTGGATGTTATCCCTGCCCAGCGCGAAATCACGGGTGTTGGTAGCGAAATAAACCGCATTGACGGCGTTGAACCTAGTCAGATTGACTATGATTGCACTATTTTGGAGTGTCACGTTGATTTAGACCTTGAGGGTTATGAGGAAGTTGATAGCGACGACGAGCCAACAGGCATTAAAATACCGTATATAGTAACTCTTTCCATGGATAACGGAGAAATCTTGTGTATTCGTAGGAATTACAAAGAGGATGATCCTAAGAAAAAGAAAATCCAGTATTTCACGCACTATAAGTTTTTACCGGGTTTTGGTTTTTATGGTTTAGGACTCATCCATACGATTGGCGGTTTGTCACGAACCGCCACGGCGGCACTGCGTCAGTTGATCGACGCCGGAACGTTGTCCAACCTCCCTGCGGGTTTCAAAGCCCGCGGACTACGGATCAGGGACGACGATGAACCGTTGCAGCCCGGTGAGTTCCGCGACGTGGATGCTCCGGGTGGGGCTATCCGAGATAGTCTTATGCCGCTACCTTTTAAGGGTCCGGACCAGACGTTGTTTCAGTTGCTTGGTTTTGTTGTCGAAGCGGGCCAGCGGTTTGCTACTATCACCAACTTGAAGGTTGGCGACGGTAATCAGAACGCGCCTGTCGGAACTACGATGGCAATGATGGAACAGGGCTCGCGGGTCATGAGTGCTGTGCATAAGCGCTTGCACTATGCGATGCGTTTGGAGTTCAAGATACTTGCTCGTGTTATGTCTGAGAGTTTACCGCAGGAATATCCGTATTCGGTTGCGGGTGCGGACTCGACTATTATGGCGGAAGATTTTGACGACAAGATTGACGTTATACCGGTTAGTAATCCTAACGCCTTTAGTCAGGCACAACGGATCACGCTGGCGCAAACTAAGCTGGAATTAGCGACTAAGGCACCTGAAATACATAATATGCACGAAGCTTTTCGTGATATGTATGAAGCGCTGGGCGTTACGGATGTGGATCGTTTGATGAAGTCTGTACCGATAGAGGAGCCTAAACCGCTTGATCCGGCACAAGAGAACATCAATTCTTTGGACATGTTGCCGTTACGAGCCTTTGAGGGTCAGAACCATCAGTCACACATTCAGGCTCACTTGATTTTTGGCACAAGTCCTATCGTTGGCGGCATGCCCCCGGTGGCGGTTGCTATACAAAAGCACATCATGCAGCACGTTCAGCAAGCGGCTAGGGAACAGGCTGCGGTTGTTTACCTACAACAGGTAAATGAGAATGGCGGCGATCCGGCGGATGCTACACAGATGTTGGAAATTGAACAGTTGACTGCTCAGTTTGTTGCGGAAGGCTTGCAACAGGTTAAAGACTTGTCTGGCGAGATGTCTGGTGCTGGCGCTCCTGACCCACTTGTTCAGCTTAAAGAGCAGGAGATGCAACAGAAGGCGGCTGCGGATCAGGCGGACAACCAGATCGACCAAGCCAAGTTGGAGCTTGACGCACAGGGTCAACAGATGCGCGGACAACAGTTTAAGGAACGTTTGGGCGCACAGGCTAATCAGACCCAAGCCCGTATTGACGCGGCTATGGAGCGTGAGCTTCTAAAACAACAGGGGCAACAACAATGATTGATAAGAATGTAAACTACGCTTATCCGCAGAAGTTTGCGGAGGGAGGCGAGGTTGAAGTTACTGATCTCTCTGGCTTACAACAGGAACCTCTTGGTAACGACATGGTTTTGGTTAAATTCCAAGACGGGAGTTACGGAAAGACGCAGAAAGCTTTATTTGAAGCGGCGGAAAGTCTTGGTGCGCCTATGGGCTCTCAGAAAGATTTTGCAAACTGGCATTTAACCGAGTGGGCCCCAAAAGTTGTTAGCGACCCTGCCTTCATAGCCGCGCACGATCAATTCAACACCGATCAACCTTCCTACAACCAGAAGGTTATGGATTCCGATCCACAATATGCACAAAATAGACTTGCTTTTGTTCAGACACATGCGCCTAATAACGCGGCGGCAATTTCGGCGGCAGAAGAGTTAGTATCTACAGGGAATTATTTAGCAAAATCACCTCCTGTTGAAAACCCTACTTTTACCGATCAGGTCCCGGGTTACACCGTGGGCGGCGTAGAGTTTCAGGGCCCTGATATGCCGCCACCCGGCGGCATGGCTACCACTATGGCTGTAGGAGAAGAGGATGGCGGCGGCCTTGATGGCGGCGGCCTTGATGGGGGTGACGTGGCTACCACTAGGATGGTTGGCGAAGAAGAGGGTATGGACGGTTTCCCCGGCGGCATGGCTACCACCATGGCTATGGGCGAAGAAGATGGCGGCAATCCGTTTCTCCCTGCCCCTCCTCCGGTTGACCTCAAACCCCTCGTTCCGATACCTCGTCCCGATAATCCGTTCTTAAACTTGGACCCTCCGGTTGGCATAAAGCCTCCGCCCAATCCATTTCAGCCTAACCCTCCAGTTGGCATTAACCCTCCCGTTCCGATACCTCGTCCCGATAATCCGTTTCTCCCTGCCCCTCCTCCGGTTGGGGGACCAGCACCTTTCAACCCGTTCCCACAACTTCCAACAGGAGGTCAGGGCGGACGAACCTACGGAAATGAACCTGTGTTTGGTGGATTTAATCCGGGCAAAAACATCCCCGTTGATGAATTTGGTAATCCTATTTATGCAACTTTTAGCAATGGCGGTATTGCGGGGTTAAAACGATGATGACGGAAACATCCTATAAAACGACCAACGAATATGCTAAAGAAACTTTAAAGAGTGACGGCGGCAATGGTTTTGGTAAGCTCGGAACTGGGGGCGTCAGGGCCGCGGCCAAAAGTTTACAAGGCGCGGGTCGTCAACACCTCCGTAATAAGCGTATGAAATTAAACTCGAAAGAAGGACCACAATAATGGCTAAAGTAAAAGTAAACGGCTCCGCGCCGGGTAAATCACCTGAAGCGGTTGGCTATGCAGACATTAAGGACCAAGGCCGCATTCCATACGGCAAGTCGGCTCCTGCTCCTATGGCCAATACCAGCAAGCCTACAAAGATGACTGTCCGCGGTGCGGGTGCAGCGATCCGCGGCACAAGTTACATTGGGTTCCCAACCTAAACTGCTTTCTAACTTTTGTAAAAGTTAATTGTATGCTATGATGCCCTCGGTAATACGGGGGCATGTGGCATGATTGATCCTATTACGGCTATGGCTGCGGCCAGCGCTGCATATTCCGGCATAAAAAAAGCTGTGTCCGTTGGCCGTGAAATCAGTGGCATGGCTGGTACGATCTCGCAGTGGAGCAAGGCTTGCAGTGACTTAGACTTCTTAGATAAAAAAGCTCAGAAGCCTCCCATGTACAAAATGTTTAGTGACACGCAGGCTACCGCGTTAGACATTTGGGCTCAAAAACAGAAATTAGCGGAAATGAGGGAGGACCTCCGCGCCCATATTAGCTGGACTTATGGGCCATCTGCTTGGGACGAAATTGTTCGCATTGAAGCTCAACAGCGAAAAGAACAACGAGAGCTTGTGTATAAGAAACAAGAGTTTGTTGACAACTGCATTAACTGGGCTGTGGGTCTTCTAGCTGTGTTTGCTGGAGCGGGTGTCTTAGCTGTGGCTGTTTACTTCATTGGTGCGAATCAAGGCAAATGGTGAGTGACCCTTTTAGAGTACAAACGAAAATGGGTGGTTGTAGACAAATTTGGAAAAATAGTCATAATAACCCGTGATAAGAATATTGCGATTAGCTTCGCAAAAAATTGGAGAGCCAAGCATGACTGAGTTTGAAAAGGCGGACACAAATAAAAACGGCGCTATAGAGAAAAGTGAGTGGGCGCTTTTGGAGTTGGAGGATCGTCGCAGGCGGATTGATGATGAAGACTTGAAGCGAAATGCAGAACGGTCTTTCACGGGCTTTGCTTTGGCGGGAATGTTAATTTACCCTTTTATTATATTACTTGCTTCTGTGCTGGGGTTTGACAAAGCCGCCAGCCTTATTACTGATATTGCTAGTGTTTATGTCATAGCCGCTTCCGGTGTGGTTGCAGCGTTTATGGGCTTCAATGCCTACTCAGCCAAAGCTGATAAACAGGCTTCTATAAGCTATCAAGATAGGACAACGGAAAAATGAGCATACTTAGCGCCTTAATCGGCCCAGCAACTGAGTTGGCTGGCAAATTCATACAGGACAAAGACCAAGCTGCAAAGCTGGCGCATGAGTTAGGCACGATGGCCGACAGACACGCGCAGGAAGCCCTGTTGGCGCAGATAGAAGTAAACAAAGCTGAAGCCGCTGGAAACTGGTTTCAGGCGTCTTGGCGTCCCCTTTGTGGTTACGTCTGTGTTCTTGGTTTGATGGTTAACTTCCTTATCTCTCCAATCTGTGCGGGTTTTGGGTTTATAATTCCGCAGGCCGAAATGACCACCATGCTACCGATTTTAACAGGTATGTTGGGATTGGCTGGAATGAGAAGTTACGAGCGCGTCAAAAAGGTTGGTAAGTAGTGTGGGTATTAGTTTGGATGCAGTTGATGACGGGAATGCCTTTACAATACTATCAATTAAACAGTTTTGAAAGTAGAACGCTGTGTGAACAATATAAAGAACAGGCAAAAATTCTGGTAACAAACACCAATATGACCGTTGCCTGCCTAAACGTAAGGATACAGAAATGACGTTTAAATTAAGTACGCGAAGCGAAACTAAGCTGGAGGGGCTAGACCCACGGCTTGTAGCAGTTGTTAAATCAGCTATTCACCG